AATTAAACTCTGACATATCAATGTTCATCGATATCATCGAACCACCTCACAGGCTAAATCTACATGATCTCTTTTTGCCTCATCAGGCAATACCGCCAAAATTCGATACGTGATGCCGTTATAAACCACCTGCATCGCGTTTGTTATGTCTTCGCGGTATCTAATCCGAATTGAAGCCTTCGCCACGCTAGTAGGCGAATCACCCTTCATCGTCTCAACACCGTTCATAAACCGGATATGCGCCCAAGGGCTTGCAAAAGTCGTCCATGTATTCAATGGCTGCCCGTCATCGGCTTGGTTCATTGACTGTGACTGAATCACAATCTTCCGGTTTAGTTTCCCAACGTTCATACGACTGCCACCGTAAATTCATCAAGCAAACGATCTGCCAATCCCAAAGAATAAGTCTGCTTATCTGTAACGCTTGCGCGATTTTCGTACAATGCTGTTACGCACAACTTAATCCAAGTGATAATTGGAGCTTCCACCGATGCCGCCAAAACATAGCCAGTTGTAAATGTCACTTGTACACATTCCGGCTGCGACCTAAACAACGGCCATTCTTGGCCATAAGCCAAAGTCACATAAGGCTCATAATCGCTGCCTAAAACAGCTTGATATACGCTTGGATCAAGTGTCGTCAAAGTACCGTCAGTATTGATGTACTTAACATGCGTCACCGCAGAAACAACAGGCTTTCTTAATACTAAATTTTCAAATGAATCCGTCCTTAACTGCCAATACTGGTGCATAATTGCGCGACCCATCATGTGTTCCGCGCTGCGCGTAGCCGTATCAATCAAAGCCTGTATAAGCACATCTTCATCGCTATGATCTACGCGAAGATGCAACTTCATATCAGCCAATGATACAGGGCTATCAGTCGGGGCAGTTATAAGACGTAAGCTCATTATTTGTTCTCTTTTGCGTAGGCAACCGCGCTCGGATGCGAATCAATCGCGCCCATTTCTTCACCTGTCTTTACGTCATTCTCGGATAATGTCACCACTTCGCCAACATTGCCGAAATGACTGTCACGAAGACATACCGCTTCGATCATTCCGTCATTTTGTTTTTTCGTTGCCATTTCTTATCCTTTCAAATAAGGGAGCCGAAGCCCCCTTATTGCTCATTAGGTCGCGCTATTTAAATACAATTTTACTGCGCCAGTGTCTAACAAGTTAGAACCAGTGCGAGTCCAACCGCAGAAACCGACCTGACCATTCAACGCAAACGCTGAGTCATCGAAACGACGCATTGTAGTAGAACCAGCCACATCACGAATCACGAATTGAGAGAAGTCGCCAAACGCAATAGATTTTGCATTTGCTGCCATCGCTGCAACGTCATCATTCACTGTGTACTGATAACCGCAGATCGTAGCCGGAGCGCCATTTGTGATAGATTCAGAATCTCCAGGTGTCCAAATTGGGCGGCCTGTTGTGTCTTTCATCTTACGCAAAACCGCCAAAGTCGTATCACGGAACATGAAACGCGCATTTCCACGATACGCACTATTGACTGAGTGAATCAAGTCGATCAAATCGTCATAGATCACTGTCAAAGTTTGACCAGTTGTGCCAGTCTTACCAGTAGCAGCGCGAGCCATTACACCGAACGGCTGAGAAGAACCAGTGCCTACCGTGTAGTGAGTGTTTGTGATACGACCCAAACGCTGAGCCAATCGATTTACAACGAACTGAATCACATCAATTGCTGAATCTTGAATCAATTCAACAGGCAACGCGATTTTCTTTGAACTGTACTTGTACGGGTTCACCGCAACAGTGCCAAATGTAATATCAGCACCAGTAGCAGCAGCATTTTCCGCAACGATCTCACCCACTTCTGATGTGCCGTCAGATGTAGGGTAATTCAAAGAGTTACCGCCAGCAGTTGAAATGATTTGAGATACTTGGCGCATACCACCAAACGCCTTCATTGCGTCCACAACCATCGCAGCGATCTCAGCAGGTACAGTGTAACCACCTTCAGCCGCTGTAGTCGTTGACATAGCATTGCGAATCGCTAATGCTTGCTCAGTCGATACGTTGCTACCGTAGCGCATGTACAAGGCAACAGCCGCAACAGCGTCGATTGTGTCGTTTGGCTTAGCTGCGTTTGTCGCATCTTTGAAGAAGTTTTCCGCATCAAATTCACGGCTCTTTTCGATAGATTTGATTTGCTTTTGCGCAGATTCAATTGAGTTAGTAAAACCGTCAAATTTCTCTTGATCTTCATTAGACCAAATTTGACTACCCTTTTCCGCCAGCATTGCATTTGCTTGATTCGAGAAGTGTGCGATCTTCTCACGCAAAGATTGGATATGATCCATTGTTTAGTTCCTTTCAAAAAACTATATCTAGTAACCGACTAGGGCGGTTTTGTTGCGCGAGAACGCCTACAAAACTTGTAGCAATTTCAGTCTATTTGCATTTGACTGAAACACAGTATTTTCAACAACAGGATCAATAATTTCTTCTACCTGTTTTTCTTCAATCTTTGGAGCCTTTGCATACGCAGAAAGGTTCCATGTGTTTTTTACAGATGTAGTACCAGCAATTCGATCAATAAATCCATTATCTAATGCTTCTTGTGCTGTCATCCAAGTTTCATCTTCCATCATTGCGGAAATTTCCTCTGCACTCTTTCCTGTCTTTGTCGTGTAGTCTTCAATGATCGACAGCTCTAACTTTTCCAAAAAATCAGCAGTTTTTCTCAATGCAGACTTATCACCATAAGCCATTCCAAAAGCATTATGTATCATGAAGTGAGCGCCATTCGCCATTTCAACTTCATTGCAAGCCAAAGCTATTGAAGTGCCAGCAGAAGCGCATAAGCTGCCAATGTGCGCAACTGTTTTAGCCTTCACATTGCGAATCACGTCAATAATCTCGCGACTTTCAAACACTGATCCGCCCGGGGTATTAATGTTGAAAATGATTGTTTCAGCATCGCCAGCTTTTGCAATAGCTTCGCGCAAATCCATTGCATTGATTCCATAGTCTTGCTCAATAATTCCCTGCAAATAAATCGTGACAGTGCTACTATCGACAGCCAAATTCATGACAGAAGACTTTTCGATTTTATTAGTCAAGTACAGCTTTAAAATATCGTTCATTTCACTACCTCATTATTTCCGCGCTGCGCTCTAAATACATCATCACCGCCATCAATCGGAGTCAATCGCTTAACTCTACGAACTTCATTCACACTCATCCAACCGTCACCTGAACCGGGGCCACCGATTGAATCTCTAAAGTATTTTGCTTGCGCCGCGCTGTCACCTTCGATCAAAGCGTCACGATAGAACTCAATAAACTTCCCAGATTCACGCGGAAATAGCTTTCTGTTTAATTCTTGCTCAATCTTCTTTAGCCAAGGCTGCAACGTGTATTGCATGAAATTGCGCCCTTGCTCTTCGTAACCAGCACCAACACCAGATGCGCCAGAAGTCTCGCCAACCATGTGCGGAGGAACGCCAAACGCTCGGCAAATATCGACTACATTGTATTTTTGACCTTCTATCAATTGGGAATCAGCAACAGACATACTGATTTTTTCAGCTTTCAATCCCTGCGTTAAGACTAGCGGCAACTTGTGAGCATTCGATCCTGAATACTTATTCACAAAAGCCGCTTGCAATCCTTCCACTTGCTCAGGGTTCATTTTACCCGGTGAACTAAGAATCATCGAAGGATGTGCTCCACCTTCAAAATACTTACCAGCGTATTCAGTCATGGCAATAGAATTACCAATCGAACCACGCGCACCGTATTGGATAACCGACATTGACCGAAGATTCACGTCATCAAAGCCAAGACCCGGAAAATGCAGAATGTCAGAAGGGTCAAACCACGTAGAAATGTTGTGCTCTGGAATATTGACGTAGTAGCGAACCTCGTTATTTATCCGTTGTGGCGAAACACATCCCCAAGGCAAAGGCAATAGCTCTCGAAATGCACCGTTTAACGATCTGCGAATTAAAACGAAAGAATCGCCCCTGAGAAGCTGCCCCATAGAGACAAATTCCCAAAAAGACGCAGATGTATAATTATTTGATGGTTGTTCGTTGAGTTTATACCACAAATCATCACGTGGTAACTTTTCTGGTATATCATCACCGTCACGACGATAAATATTCAAGGGTAGAGAAATGATTGCACCGCTAATTTTGCCGACACAAGCAGCAACAGCAGATACGCGCATGGCAGTAGTGGCATTTACAGAAGCGCCAGAAGCTTGCACACCGAACGCTTCCATTACCTCAGAAGAATATGCGACATTGCGAACCTGTGAAGGCTCACGCGGCCAGTGTTTAGTCGCTTCTAATACGTCAAAATTCTTCATAGGCTCACATATCCCTGCGTTATACCGCTTGCTTCAGGATTCAGCGACATCAGCGTTACAGCATTAAACAATGCCATTAATGGATCAATTTTAGCACTTCCTGATGTTTGCTTGGTAATTATAACAGCATTTCCTCTAGGTTCAACTTTTGCATTACTTACGCACCATCGCATAAGTGGCTGATCTGCAATAAATAGCGCTTTTTCTGCCAATTTGCGCTCAGTCGTCTTGATTGCGCCCGTCATTTTCCAGCCTTGCGATATGCCGATAATACATTCTTCTGGCACGTCAGCATCAACAATTGCTTCAACTATCATTCCCAATCCAGAAGGATCACACCCGATCTTATCAAGCAAACCCGACTCATAAACCTGCGAACAAATATCAGCAACTTGCGTAACGTCATCGCCAATATTTTCAACTAGGATCAAATCGCCATCATTAGCAAAATCTGTTAGTCGTGCTGCAATGTCTTTCCTTCGCTCAAATACGCTAGGATGCGCCCAAGCCCGTGACCATGATAACCATTCACCGTCAGGAGTTCTTCCAACAGCAGACAATCCTAACAAGTCATCTAAACCACCGCCATCAATGCCCAAATCTATCACTTCGCATAATTCGATCAACTTTTCAAGCGTTATACCAGATTTTTCTTGTTTTTGCCAATAATCTGCACCTGCCCAACGATCTGAACGTAAATTCATGCCAATTTCAACGTTCAAATGCTTGGCTAAAAACTGTTGATACGATCCGTCCGACTTGTTTTTGTTTTTCTTGAGATTGTCTTCAAGCCATTCAGGACTAACCGATCGTCCTATATTCGGGTTTGTGATGTAGAAATTCTCAGGCTTTTCGTATTCTTTTGATTTGATATAGGAATCTGGGAACTCATAAAGAATGCCTAAGGACTTTTTATCTAATATTTTTCCATCTCGCACATCGCGGAAATACTGCAATTTTTCTTTGAATACGCCAGCAGGAGGATCATCAGATTGCGTCGTGAGGTAAATTACCCAGCCTTCATTGCGCGACACCTGACCGCCTAGAGCCTCCATGAACATCGAATCAGCATTAGACCGCTTACCGAATAGCCAATGCTCATCAACTAGAATACGCCCTGACTTTTTCCCCGACACAGTATCGGTATCAGCCGCAACCACCTTTAATGATGCCTTGCTAACCCGATGCGTAATAGTGCGGATATGGTCTTGCACATGAAACAGCGAAGACAGCTCTTCATCAGCCCGAATCATGCCAGCAGCTGGCTTAAACGCATTATCCGCTACTTCTTTAGTAGGGCTTAGGATTAGATGCTCTTCGTCTTCACGCCAGCACAGAATCACCGCAGTGAGCATAATTCCAGCGGCAATCGTTGACTTTGTATTCTTCTTTGAAATGAGCATGTAGAACTCGCGGATAAGCTGATTGCCAGTTTCAGCGTCATACGCGCCAAAGATAGCCGACACGAAATCGAATACCCATTGATCCGAACATTCCCCGAGAGTAGGCTTGCCCGGCAAATCAACGACGCGCAATTCCTTAAATATAGCGAGCGCTTGATCCGCTTGATCTTGGTAGATAGGACTGGGAATAATCGACTGCTTATTTATCAGCCGCTGTTCCCAATCAATACAGGACGTTTCCCAATTCACGGAAAGCATAGGAACATACAAGGGAATGGTGAACCAGCATAAACAGGCGCGATAGCCGTAAATTTCAATTCATGCGTCAAAACCTTATTGCCATCTACTTTAATTGGCTTATCGCAAAACGTCACTTCTTTTGTTGAAGTATCAACGGATAAAACATTTTCAATCGGCAATTCATCACCAACACGATAAACAGAACAATTCCGCATAGTGTTTTTATGATCAAAGAACAAAAACAAGTCGGACGGATCGTATCAACAATTCTTAGCCAAGCATTTAAACGTCGAAATAGGCATGAATTTGCGCTCAGATCGTTGGGCAGGTGCAGATTATTGGCAAAAACAAGAAAAGTCTGGTATAACGCTGGAAAAGTTAATAGAATTATGCGAAGTAATAGATTTGGGTATCGATGGCGGTGGACTTGATGACTTATTGGGATTGTCTGCTGTTGGTCGCACTCCTGATGGTGAATGGATTGAATGGGCGAGAGCATGGGCGCATCCAAGCGTATTTGAAAGGCGAAAAGACATTGCATCGCGGTTAGAAGACTTTGCAAGAGACGGTGATCTAATCTTGGTTGAGAATATAGGCGATGACGTTGTTCAGGTTGCAAATCTTTGTTTTCAGGTTTATGAAGCGGGGCTTCTTGATAAAATAGGATGCGACCCATCTGGACTAGGAATGATTGTCGAGGCGATTGTTGCAGCTGGAGTTCCTGAGGAATTGATTATAGGTATATCTCAAGGCTGGAAAATGACAGGCGCTATTAAGACAATGGAAAGAAAGTTGGCTGAAAAATCTTTATTTGTTGCAGATCAGCCATTGATGCGATGGTGCGTAAGTAATGCAAAAGTTGAACCACGAGGAAATGCTGTTATAATTACCAAGCAAACATCAGGAATTGCTAAAATTGATCCATTAATGGCATCATTTAATGCTGTAACGCTAATGTCGCTGAATCCTGTTGGTGTTGGTAAATCATTTTGGGAAACCGCATGAATTTTTGGCCGTTTAATCGAAAAGCTAATGAGGATGGCAGTGCTAGACATTCGCTAGACTTATTCCGTCTTCTCTACGGTTCATTGCGTTCAAAAAGCGGAGCCTCTGTAAGTCATCAAACCGCACTACAAGTTACCACAGTTCTCGCCTGTGCGCGAGTTATTGCAGAAGGTGTTGCGCAAGTACCGCTAAAAGTACATAAAAAAGTCGGTGAAAACATGGTTTCAGGTGACGATTTAGCACTTTATGACGTTCTTTATCGTAAGCCTAATGACTGGATGACATCGTTTGAGCTGCGCGAAATGATGACGATGCACTGTGTTTTAACTGGTAGTGCATTCGCATTTATAAATCGAATTGGCGGTGAAGTCCGCGAATTAATCCCTATTGTTCCTAATTTGGTATCTGTGAAGCAGAACGAAGACTATTCGCTTCGGTATGAGGTCACGTCTCCATCTGGCAAGGTTCTGCCAATACCTGCTGAATCTATTTGGCATTGGCGCGGTGCGTCTTGGGATGGCATTGTCGGTCTAGATATTACTCGGCTTGCATGCGAAGCTATTGGCTTGGCGATGGCGACCGAGGATTCACAGGCGAGAATGCAAAAGAACGGATCTTCTTTCGGTGGAACTTATTCTGTTTCTGGTACGTTGAATCCTGACCAATACGCAGCGATGCGGAAATGGCTTGATAAAGAGTTCGACGGGCTGGAAAATTTAGGCCGTCCACGCATCATGGATCGTGATGCCAAATTCACGCCTTCCACAATGACAGGTATTGATGCTCAGTTACTGGAAACAAGAAATAACCAAGTTGTCGAGATTTGCCGCGCCATGCGGGTCATGCCGATTATGGTAGGTCACTCTGACAAGACAGCGACTTATGCGAGCGCTGAACAAATGTTCTTGGCTCACGTGGTGCATACACTTAGTCCTTGGTACGTTCGCATTGAGCAATCTGCTGAATGTCAATTGCTTACAGATAGACAGCGTAGAAACGGCTATTTCATCAAATTCAACGCTTCAGGATTGATGCGCGGGTCACATAAAGACCGTGCGGAATATTTCTCTCGTGCGCTTGGTTCTGGTGGTTCTCCCGCGTGGATGACACCCGACGAAGTTAGGGCGCTTGACGAATTAAACCCTATGGGGGGATTTGCGGCAGAATTGCCAAGACAGTTAGGAAGTAATACGACTCAAGAGGTCAAAGTATGAACAATTTAAAAGCTATTTCCAGTAACGATAATGAATTGCGCGTTGGTAATTACATTGTTTTGTTCGGTGGAAAAGATTTAACATGTGAACATTTCACGAAAAGCACTGATTTTAGTAGCAATTTTACTGATATTGGTACGCTTTACGTCGATTTTGAGCATGGTCGAGATCAAGACGGTTTCGGTAACTCTAGCGACAATGTTTTAGGTGTTGTCGATTGGAAGTCTGCGAAAATTGACGAAAAAGGTATTTTTGTCGAGCGCGTTCTAAACCGTCGATCAAAGTACATTCAATACTTGGAAGATTTAATTAATGCTGGTGTCGTCGGAACGTCTAGCGAATCGGTTCGTGGTAAGTCTTTAAAGACAAAAGACGGCGAGATCACAAAATGGCCTTTGATGCGCGACTCTTTGACGCTCACGCCGATGGAACCAAGAATGATAACGGAAAATGTCCTAGCATCTGCGAAAGCGCTTGCTGAAATTTTCCCTGAAAGTAAGTCGCTAGCTGTTGTTACAGGTGGCGCAGTAGCACCGACAATTTCAGAGATTGAACAAATTCAAGATTTGAAGTCGGCTGAATCATTCCTGCGAGATGCAGGATTAAGTAGGAAAGAGGCAACCGCTTTTGTATCACGTGTAAAAAGCCTGCGTCCGCGCGATGCCGATGAGGATTTACAGGTTTTAAAGGCAGCATTAGTGCATAGAAACATTGGCAATCCAAATTAATCGTAAAACGAAAGGTAATAATCATGTCTGATATTTTAGAAATTGCAAAAACAATCGAAGCCCAAGGTAAAGCTTGGGAAGAGCACAAGAAAACGAACGATGCTTTGATCGCGGCTAAGGCTGACGGTAAAGCTGTCGCCGATCTTGAGGCAAAATTAGCTACATTGAACAGTGAATTAGACCGCTTGGGCGATTTGAAAGCAGACTTTGACAAGGTAATTCTTGCTAGTCAACGTCCTGCGGGTGGTGGTGCTGGTAATTCCGATATTGAAGCTGAGTGCAAGAGCTGGAACGCTATGCTCCGCGCTGACTTCCAATCGAAAGGCCGCTCAATTCCGTCTGAAGTCTCTGTTGACCAGTATTCAAACTACAAGAGCGCATTTTTCTCTATGGTTCGCAACGGCGACATCGACCGCTTGAGTTCTGATGAGCGCAAAGCATTGTCCGCTGGTTCCGATCCTGATGGTGGCTACTTGCTTCCAGCGCCTACAGTTGGTCGTATGGTTAAGAAAGTGTATGAACAGTCAATCATGCGCCAATTGGCAAACGTGGTAACAATCAGCACCGATGCATTAGAAGGTATCGTTGATAACGATGACTCCGATGCAGGTTGGGTATCTGAGATCGGCACTCGCAGCGATACAGATACGCCTCAATTGGGCAAGTACCGTATTGAAGCTTTTGAAATGTACGCGCAGCCAAAAGCCACGCAGAAATTGATTGATGATTCTGCCACTGACGTTGAAGCATGGTTAGCAATGAAGACTGCTGACAAGTTTGCACGTGTTGAAGGTGCTGCGTTCTGGACGGGTACTGGCGCTGGTCAAGCTAAAGGCTTGGCTGGATATGCTACTGCTGCAACTGGTGACGGTTCTCGTGCATGGGGCACGTTTGAGCATGTTGTTACTGGCGCTAACGGCGATTTCCACACAACTAAGCTTGATCCTATTCAAGACTTGCAAGGCGCGTTCAAAGATCAGTATTTGCAAAACGCACAGTTCGTAATGCGTCGCGAAGTTCGCACAAAAATGCGTAAATTGAAAGAAGCTACAAATGACCGTTATTTGTGGGAACCATCTAATCAAGTTGGTCAACCAGATCGATTGAATGGCTATCCTGTGCGTATCGATCAATACATGCCTGCGCTGGCAACTGGTTCTCTGTCTTTGGCGTTCGGTGATTTCCGCGAAGCTTATACGATTGTTGACCGTATCGGCATCCGTACTTTGCGCGATCCATACACAGCTAAGCCATATGTCCGTTTTTACAGCACAAAACGAACAGGCGGGGCAGCTGTCAATTTCGAAGCAGTTAAGTTCTTGAAATTCTCTACTTAATTATGATTGCCGCCTAACCAGCGGCTTTCTATGACTCTTTTTTAAGGAAAAATCATGTCAGATTTAAAAAATAACATTACGCCTGTTGTTGCGTTGATCCCAGTTGTTCATACAGCGACTAAGGCTGATGCGCCAATTGTTGATTTGAGCGGTGCGGGTTCTGCGACTATCGTAATCAATACAGGAGCAATTGCTAGTGCTGGCGATTACACCATTTCATTGCGTCATGGTGATGCGTCAGATTTAAGCGGTGATGCTGCTGCTAGTGGTGATGAGCTGTTAGGTTCATTCCCTGCAAGCTTGGCGGCTGACTCTGTTTATTGGGTTGGCTATCGCGGTGGTAAGCGCTATGTTCGCGTAGTCATCACGAAAAACAGCGGCACGTCTATCGCTGCTGGCGCGGTAGTAGTCAAAGGCCATTTGTCATTTGCTGGTCAGGGCTAATTTGTAAAATGTGGGCTGCTAGAAATGGCAGCTCACTACTAATTGAGAGACTTCGATAATGTCATTAATTTTACTCACTGCACCGACGGAAATTCCTGTATCTCTAGCAGAGATGAAGCTATTTTTGCGCGTCGATCACAGTGATGAGGATGATTTTATCGAGGCGTTAATTAGCGCGGCTACTTTAAGCGCGGAATCAATAATGAACCGTGCAGTAATGAATCAAACTTGGAAATTATTTACGGATTCATTCGACAATATGCAATTGAGAAAGCCTGTTGTCACGGCTGTTAGTTCGGTTAAGTATATCGATTCTTCAACTGGGACTTTAACGACTTTAGGAACAGACATGTATCAGCCTGTTTTGAATAGTGATTATGAGGCTTATATTGTTGCTGCTTACGATAAGACATTTCCAGAAGTGAGGAATCAGCCTGAAAGTGTTCAAGTTATTTTCACGTGCGGATATGCAGCTGATGCTGACGTGCCGGAAGATATAAAGACTTGGATAAAACTTTGCGTTGGATCGTTGTATGAAAAGCGTCAACTAGAAAGTGAAAGACAAACGTATTCTTTGGGCTTAGCAGATCAATTGCTATACAGATATAAAGTGTATTTCTCGTGATGGACTTCGGAAAACTAAACCGGAAGATTGCAATTCAATCGCAGTCAACGACTCAAGATGAGTTAGGTCAGCCATTGAATACATGGACGACTTTTGCAAGCCCTTGGGCGCATATTCGGTTTATGAATGGCGTCGAAACGATGAAGGGCGATTCCCCTACTAGCGTGGCGAAGGCTTCAATTCGGATTAGATACCGCGAAGACATAACAAACGCGATGCAGGTTGTTTATAACGGCATCACATATCGAATTTTAGCTGTATTGCCCGATGAAGCAAAAAGAGAACATGTTGATTTAGCCTGTGAGGTGGTTCGATGATATCGATAAACATTGATATGTCAGAGTTTAATG